GCCGGCGGTGCGGCGCAGCATCCCGTTGCGTGACCAGGTGAAGTCGGTGACCGGTGTGCCGGCGACCCGGACGGTGGTGACGGCGACGACCGGGACGGCGGGCAGGACCAGCACCCGCCCGCCGTGCCCGTCGAGGCGGATGGTGTCGTCGTCGACCCGGCTGACCGGGCAGCGCACCGCGCCGCGGAACCGGTGCGACGCCCGGTCCACGGCGCGGCGCACCGCGGCGTTGTCGGCCGGGACGCCGACCTTCTCGGCCAGGGCGGCGACGTCGGCCAGCAACGGCAACTCCATCGCCACCCACGCCGGTCCTGTCACTTGCCGGCCGCGCCGCGCGCCTTGTTCGGCGCGGTCGCCGCCTTGGCACCGACCGCGCCGGACTCGCTGTCAGCCTGGCCGTCGGACTGGTCGTCGGGATCCTCGTCGGAACGCGCGCCCGTCTTGGTGGCCACCGCGCCGGCGGCCGCCGTCGACACCCCGGCGGCCGCCTCAGCAGGGGATGCGGCGCCGGCGGAGTCGGCGCCCTCACCGGCCGGCGGGATCGCTTCGCCGACCAGCGTGCCGCCAACCCGCGCGGCATCCTTCTCGCTCAGCCGCTGCACCATCGGATGCCCGTTCACCACGGTCTCGTATTCGCGGAGTTCGCCCACGGTGTGTCCTTCCTGTTCGATGACGTCTTCGTCCACTCCGGACGTTGTGGTGGGGCCGCCGCAGGCGCACCGCGGAGTCCGGCAGATCACGCATCGGCCGGCCCCGTCGGCGCGCAGCAGCGGAAACATCAGTCCAGCCCGCCCCCGGCTCAGCCTTCGTCGTCGGTGATGTCGGCCTGGCAGAACGCCGAGGGCTGGATGACGCCGAACGCGGCACGCATCTCCGCCAGGATCGCCACGAGGTTCCGCACGAAGAAGTCCATGTGCGAGTCGGTCGCGACGATGGTGGCCTGCTCGCGGTCCCACAGGATCGCGCGGAACCAGTTCGCGCACCACGGGGCGCCGACAGTGGCGGCCTCGGACTCGATGACCGGCAGCTTCCACAGGTAGGTGGTGCCGTCGCTGCCCTGGCTGAACGGCCCGTCGCCGTAGAAGCGGCCCTCGTTGTCGACCAGCTCCTCGAGTCCCTCGAGGTCGGTGGGGTGCATCAGGTAGCCGTTCGCGGCGCTGCGGCTGGCCAGGCGCACCTTGGTCTTCGCGCGGCGCAGCGTCAGCAGCTTGCCCAGCCCGGGCGGGGCCCCGGCCGGGTCGGGCACGCGGGCCTGCACGATCGTCCCCGAAGTGTCCGCGACGCCCTCGAAGTTGTCGCCGGTGCCATCGCCGGTGACCATCTGGTCCTCGAGCTCCTCCTCGAGGAACGACTCCAGGAACGCGTCGATCAGGGTCCGCACCTGCGCCCGGTCCGACAGCGCCCGCTTGGTCGCCGGCATCCAGTTCGCGATCGTCTTCACCGTCGTCGAGACACGGACGGTGGTGAACCCGGACTCCGGCTTCACACCGGCCTGCGCCGCGGTGACCGCCGGGTTCCCGCTGCCGACCGCAGCCGCGGTGACCGCCTCGGGCACGACCGCGGCGTTGTTGGTGACGCCCAGGATGCGGGCGTAGTCGATCTGGTCGTTGTCCGTCTCACCGGGGGTGACCAGGTCGCGCAGCCGCAGCGGCCGCATGAACGCCTCGGGCCCGACCAGCAGCCCGCGGTAGTCCTCGGTGGACAGCGCGCCACCGGAGTCCTCCCCGGTGCCGGTCACCAGCGACTTGCCCAGCACGCCGGCGCGGCGCTTGCGGACGATGTGGTCGACCACCACCGGCCGGGAGCTGACGCGCTGCTTCTTGCCGAACTCACCGCCCGGGGCGAGCTTGAGCAGCTCGTCGTACTCCTCGGAGGTGACGAACAGCTCGCCCAGCGACTTGGCCTCATCGAACCGCCGCGCCGCGGTGTCCGCGGCCTGGCGGCGCCGGTCGGCCTTCGCCGCGTCGGCGTCGACCAGACCGATCTCGTCACCGAGGTCGCGCATCGCCTTACGCAGCGCGTCGTCACCCTTGAGCTTGGTGACGTCCTTCTTCAGCTCGCTGGCGCGGGTGATGGCCGCGGTGACCTGCTCGCGTTCCTCGTCGGTGAAGTCGCGGTCCTCGCCCTCGGCCTTCTGGGTGATGTCGCTCGCGGTCTTGAGCTGGGTCTTGATCTCGAGGATCAGATCGTCCAAACGGGACATGGGTGTCGGTCTCCTTCAGAGGTCGTCGACCTCGGCAGCGAGCTGCGCGAGATCGATGCGGAGACGCGCGTCGGCGGTCCCATGCCGGGCCGACTCGCCACGCTGCCGGGCCCCGTCGGGCGAGGCGGCGTCGGTCGTCGACGAGGCCGAGGTGGCGTTGCCGTCATCAGTGGTGGTGCCGTCGGTGGAGCCGTCAGCGGCGGCGATGTCCGATGTGGACCGCAGCGCGGGCTCGTGCCGGTTGTCGCCGGCGGGGTCGATGCCGAGAGACTTGGTCAGTTCGTCGGCCAGGCGTGTGATGTCCCGGACCAGGTTCACCGCGGCGGTGTTGCCCGCGGTGTTGCCTGCGGTGTCTCGGCCGGTGTTCTTGGCCTGATCGGGCCCGCTGTCGAGCGGGCTGTCGATGGACTTGCCGGCGAGGACGGCGGTCACCGCGCGCTGGATCTGCTCGGCGTGGTTGCCGACCGCGCCGGGCAGCTCGATGCGCACCGTCCCGAGGTCGTGTTTGACGTCGAGCAGCTCGGTCTGCTGGTTCACCCCGATCAGGCACGGGCCGACCTCGTAGAGCTTGAGCGCGGCGAGCTCGTAGAAGCCGGCGTACTTGCCGTCGATGGTCTGGTCGATCCACCGGCCCTCGATCACGTCGTAGGCGAACGAGAACTGCGTGACGCGGCGGCCCTTGAGCAGCTTGTAGACCTTGCTGCTCTTGGCCTCGTCGAGGTCGAGGCGGCCGAGCACCCACAGGCCCTCGTCGCGTTCCTCGATCTCGAGGACCTCGCCGATGTGGTAGTCGGGGTCGTGGGACATGTGTGACCACAGCACCGGGATCGGGTCGCCCTTGGCGGCCCAGTCGGCGAGAGTGTCGGCGAACGCGCCGGGCGCGATCTTGTCGCCCCAGGAGTCCTCGTCGTAGGTGGCGACGATCGCCTCGAACACGCCGTCGTCGGTGCCGTCCTGGGCGCCCGCGGCCTTGATCTGCGCGGGCACGCTCTTCACGCGCATGTCAGAAGTCCCTCCTGCAGGTGAGCGATCGCCGACCGCGCTTTGGCCACATCGGACGATTCGGGAGCCGAGTCGGTGGGTGATGCCTGGCCGCCGGTGATGACGTTGAGCGGCACGATCAGCTCGTCGGCGCCGTCGACCTGTGGCAGATTCACCCGGGCGCGGGCCTCGTTGCGGCTCATCCACGGGCCGCCGACCGCGGTCTGGAGCTGGGAGGCCTGTTCCTCGAACGACCCGGCCAGCTTGCTGGCCAGGTTGAACTCCAGGTAGGCGTCCGCCAGGTCCTCGAAGTCGGGTAGCAGCTGCAGCTGGAACTCCTGGACGATCATCGTCAGCCACGGGCCGAGGCAGTCCATGTAGAGCTGTTTGTGCTGTTCCTTGATGTTGGAGAACGTCGCGTGGTCCAGGATCCCGACCATCGGCGGCGGGATGTGGAACGCCGAGGCGACCTCTTCCCGGGTGAGCTTGCGGACCTCTGCGTACTGTGCGTCCTTCGCGGTGATGTTGGCCGGGACGAACTTCATCCCGTCTTCGAGGATCGGCGTGCCGCCGGCGTCGCTGCCTTGCCCGGTGTACTGGTCACGCCACGAGCGGCGGAACCGCTCGCGCGCGGGGTCGCTCCACTTGGGAGCGTCGGCCGGCCGTTCGAGGTAGCCCTGGATGCGGGCGCCGTTGCGCCACACCTGCCGCCGGGCCTGGGTGCCCTCGTACTCTTCGAGCAGCAGCTGGCGCAGCGTCTCCATCGGCGAGAGCCCGGTGGTCGCGTCGCGGGGGTTGTAGCCGTGGAAGTACACGACCTGCGCGGCGTCGAACTCGACGAACCGGTTGCGGACGCCGTAGTAGCGGAACGTCTCGATCAGCCACTCCGACCGGCGGTGCACCGCGAGCCGCTCCGGCGCCAGCCGTAGCAACGCCCGCGAACCGTCCGGGATCAACACCTTGCCCAGTCCGGCCCGGTCGTAGATCGCCATGTCCTGCACCAGCGCGTCGACCATCCGGTACGGCGTGGTCTGCGGTGTGGGCCGGCCCAGCAGCTCGGTGACCGGGTGATCGGTGACCCGCTCGCGGTCCACATCGGACTTGCGGCGGAACAGGTGCAGACCGAGCTGGGCGATGTTGCGGCCCAGGAACGAGCACACCGTGCGCACCTGCGGCTGCGTCCGCCAGATCGCCGCGTAGTCGCCCAGCAGCCCCTCACCCGTACTGTCCATCCGGGGCGGCAGCGAGTACGCCGACGCGACCGGATCCACCGTGGCGGTGACCAGCTCCCCGCCGCTGACCGCGAACGCCATCAGCCGCCCGACCCGCTACCCGATCCGGTGCCCGATCCGATGGGTGCGCCGGGTCCATTCAGGACCTGGACGAACGCGACGCGGGCACGTTCGACGAGAACCTCGCCGTCCAACGTGACCTGCTCTCGGCCCGGTTCGAGCAACCTCGCGTCGCGCAGCACCACCAGGCGGCGGCCGCGGCGCCACAGCACCCCGTCGACCGCGCTGCCGTCGAGCAGGTTCACCAGTACCCGGCGGCGCAGTGCAACGCGCCGGTCCCAGACCTGCTCGGCGCCCAGCCATACCAGCGCCGCAGCCGCCAGCAACACGACCGCCACCGCGATCACCAGCACGAACGTCACCGACGAATCCACCAGGCAGCGCACCTCCTAGACGACCATGAGATCGCCGTCGTCGTCGTAGGCGGACTTGGGTGGCGGCTGCCGGGTCATCGCCTCGGACAGCGCGTCGACGAGGGCGGAGACACCGTCGATCTTCTCGGCGCTGGTCGCCTTGTCCGGCTTCACGTTCCCCGACGCGTCGGTCGCGACCGCGACGTTGTCGATCATCCAGCGCATCGCCGCGTTGCCGCCGTGGCGCAGCAGCGGCCGCTCCTCGGTGCCGGCCAGCAGCAGCCGCTGCAGCTCCTTGGTGGGCGGTGAGAGGGTGGCGTAGCCCTGCCGCACCTTCACCATCGGCGCCTCATCGCCGACCAGGTCGTTCGTCAACTGGCTGGCGTTCCACGGGTCGTAGCCGATCGACCGCACGTCGAAGGTCTCCCGGTCGGTGTTGATCTGCGCGCGGACGACGTCGTAGTCCGCGACGTTGCCCGGGGTCGTGGTGATCAGGCCCTGCCGGATCCACACCGACGCCTGACCGGCGGTGCGCTTGTCCAGCGCCTCGACATTCGCCTCGGGGGTCCAGATCCGCCAGAGCGCGTCGAACCCGCCGACGCCGTCACGGTCGTCGGGGAACAGCCAGCACAACGCCAGCAAGTCGCTGGTGCTGGCCAGGTCCAGGCCGCCGTAGCACTCCCGGCCGGCCAGCCGCAGCTCGTCGACGAGCGACGCATTGCGGTCCCACGCCGCCAGGGTGAAGTACTTGACGTGCTGCTTGGTGCGCCACCCGAGGTGCAGCCGCTCGAACTTCGCCAGGTCCGCCGGGCTGTTCTGCGCGGTCGCCGCCGCCGACCGCATGTAGGCCCGGGTCGGCGAGATCCCGTAGCCCGGGTTCGCCGCCTTCCACGTCGACTCGACGAACGGGTTCATCTCCGCCGGCGCCGCGAACACCACCCCGTAGGTCGCCGGATCGTGCAGCACCCGGCGGGCGAGCTGCTCGATCAGGTGCCGCTTACGGGCGTAGATCGTGCCCTGCTTGCCCGCGTCCGCCGTCGTGATCATCGCGAACAGCGGCTGCGCGCGAGAACCGGTCCCGGACTCGATCACCTCGACCAGATCCGGGGTCTTGTGCACGTGCAGCTCGTCGACGATCCCGCCGTGGATATTCGCGCCGTGCTGCGCATCCGCGACCGCCGAGACAACCTCGACATAGGACCCCGAGGACGGGTGCAGGATCTTCTTCGCGAGCGGCTTGACCCACTTGCGCAACGCCGGCGACCGGGTCGCCAGTGTCTTCAGCGGGTTGAACACGAACCCCGCCTGCCGCTCGCTGGTGGCCGCGGTGACGACCTGGGCGCCCTGCTCGCCGTCCGCGCACGCCAGGTACAGCGCGATCCCGCCCAGCAACGTTGACTTTCCGTTCTTCCGCGGGACGTCCACGTACAGCACGCGGATGATCCGCACGTAGGCGGCGAAGTCCTCGTCCCACACGACCCACCCGAATACCGGCGCGATCACGTACGCGATCTGCCACGGGTCCGGGATCAGCGGCTTGCCCGCCCACCGTCCCTGGGTGTGCCGCAACCGCGCGAACGCCGCCAGCACCCGGTCCACCCGCTCCGGATCGAAAGCCGCCCCCGGCACCTCGCGGGGCTCCGGCGTCTTGGTCAGCGGCGGGCAGTCCGGCAGCGCATGCCCACGCGACAGCAGGTACCAGGCGATCTCCGGCGAGAGCTTCAGCCGGTCGAGCGTCTCCTCGTCCGGCAACTCCACTTCGACTGGCGCCGGCGCCACGGCGGCGGGGTTGCCGCGAGCACCAGCACGGCCACCAGCACGGCGCCGGCCCGAGGGGTCAGCCGGTGCCCGCGAACGGGTTTCCCGCGTCATCGGCGCCGTCATCCTGGCCCAGCGCCGCCTCGCTCGACGGCGACAACCCGAAGTGAATCGCGAACGCCCGCAACTCTTTACCAGCCTGCCGCGCCATCAACACTGACGGGTTCGGCTTCGTCGACGTGGCGATGTCACCGTCCTTGGTGACCGACTGCACCTCGATCGTCAGACCGTGCTCATGCACATCGCGTGTTGCCAGCACGTACGTCGCCCACGTCTCGCAGTACGCCGTCAGCATCGCCCGATCCTCGACCTTCAACAGGCGCAACCGGGTTAGACCCGGCACCACCCGCCGCCACTCCGCCGCCGCCTCCTTCGACAACCAACTCGGCGCACTCGGCGGCTTCCGCATGAACGGCGGTGGTGGCTTCACCGGCCGGCCACCCGAGTCCTGCCCCAGGCCACGACCTTGAAGCAACTTCAGGTTTGCCGGCATCGGAGGACGGCCCATCGTCTCCGCCTCCCCCCGCGGTTATCACCCGCGCGCAAGCTTGGTCAGCATCCACACCCCACTCGCGGCCTCGCGGTAGGTACCGGTGACTGCGCCGCCAACGTGCACCACTCGCGTGACTACGCCCTCGTCGTCGACGACCTCTGTGTAGGCGAGTTCGCCAAGCTGCATAGCCATGGTGGCCAATGTCTTGCCGTCAACGTCTCCCTTGAGGTTGGCCTCGAACGACGGGAGTTGCGCGTCCAGGCGCCCGTCAACCGTATTGTTCGCGAGGCTGGCGTTTTCGCGCCTGATGCGCCGCTCACGTAGGCGACGCGGAAGCCCCTCTCCAAGAGCTGTGGACAACGTCTCACCGAGCCACTCCCACTTACGGAAGCGGCCGAGGACGCGCATCTCCGCGATGAGTTCACGTCGGCGCGGGTCATCGCTTGGGTAGAGGCGCACCAGCTGGCGGAGCAGGAAGTCCGGAACAAACCCGAGCAATAGGAGCAGGACCGGCGCCAGAAACCAGTAGTCCCCCAGCAGCGCGAGAAGCTCGGTCACTGGACCGCTCCGATCCAGCGAAGGATCTGCGCCGGCGTCCACCACCGTGTGCCGGCGACAAGTGGCCTGTACCGCGGCTCGTTCTGAGCTTCAGCGAGCAGCGCACCCAGCCGTTGGCGCCCCAGCTCGGTTAGCTGGTAGTACCGGCGTGGCGGGCGTCCCTCGGTCTCGGCCGGGTCCTCCCAGCCGTCCGTGAGCCAGGCCTGCTCAAGCCACCGCCGCAGCAGC